GATAACCAATCCGTCCAAAAAATGTATCCGCACCTTTGACGCATTTGTGGAGTCGGCAAAAAAACGCGAAGAAAAAGCAAACGAAATAAGAAAATATTGCAATAAAATGAGTAGAAAACAAGACATGGTTGTATTCACTGCATCAAATATCCAGCGGACAAAATGCGACGATGAAACGCACTTTCAAAGTTATATCATCAATAATAATACAAAAAAAGTGAGCATTATTGACCCAGCATACGATTCGAGCAACGCAGAATACAAGGGCATTTACGCGGCTGAGATTTCGCTGGATGTTATCATTCCATTCTTTGAGAGAAAGGGGTACACGACAGAATTTGTCTCTCTTACAACTCCGGCCCAAGTTGACGTAGGAGACGTATTTTGCCAGTCTTGGACGCTATACATATTGCTTGCAAAGCTCAAGCAAAATGAATATTTTAAAAATAATACGTTTGAGGTCCCCTTAGACCAGCTGGACAAGTATGACATGCTCCTGTCCTTTTATCGTCAAATCTTTACGGATATGCCCGAGTTGCGCGAGAATTTACAAGTAGAATACGAGGGCGAAATCTTGGAGAGTCGCGGACCAAATAGACTATCTAAATCAGAAAAAGAAATATTACTCAAATTTGACCCAGTTGAGTTGTTGTTGGGGCTAACTAAATATGAAATGAAAAACTAAAACAAAACCAAAACCAAAACCAAAACCAAAACCAAAACCAAAACCAAAACCAAAACCAAAACGAACCTAAAAAAAGGCACCATGTGTCTCTTTTTTATGCAAAATTATATTTTGAAGCTGTACAATCCGCTAGCATCGTCCAATGGACGCGCAGCATAAGACAACTTCGGGTTTGGCGGCGGAGGCACAGGAATCGTGACCGGTATATATCTCAATTCCACAGGTTTCAAAGAAAATGCGTGTCCTGTCGTATCAAAGAAGGCCGTATCTTCCGCAAGATTGCTATCTTGTCTTTGATATCGCATGGCCACCATTTGACATCCTAATGCTCTAGACAACAAACTTCCAGGGTTTTCAGGATTGGCACCATCATCGGGCAAAACGATTGACATATTTTGTTTATTGTACGATTTCATCTCATCAATATCAGGCGTATATTTCACACCATTTGTAAACTTGAGTGTTCGCATAAAAACGGAATTGCTGGTCATGTTGACATATTCCTTAAAATCTTTGTTTTCCATAAATGCAGGATTTGATTTATCGACGATGACCACTATTTTGCTAGCTAGGTCCAATAACGACACATTTCCTAAATTTTTGCCGTCGTTTTCAAAACTATATTTCTTGCCCAATAAATATTCATTCATGCCTTCAAATAGGCGAGCAATTCGCGTATACATTTTTTGATTATTGCTCATGATTCGTAAATGAATTATGATAGGGTCATTTGGATTGGGCGCCGTACTAGTTGAATATGCAAAATTTTTAAATACCGACAATACTTCAGCAAACTTAACATAGTTGAAGGTATCCTTCACATAAAAGCTGGTTCCGAGAGAAGTCGCGACAACAGGTTCATTATCAATGGAATATATCTCAAAATCAAACCCGCGCACCCCTTGTTTAAGAAGGTCTTTCAATACACATGTAGAAACCGCGTCATTCTCATAATATCCAACACTACACGCATTATAGGCAGTTTTAATGTAATAATCTTTCAAGGTGTAGGTATAATTATTAGGAGTGTCCTTGATTTTACTTTGGTTCGTTGTGATGGAACTAATTTTGCCATTGAGTGATGCATATATTTGATCAAGGGATTTGCATCCACTTGCCTCTAAATTGTTTACGTGGTCCCACCCCAAAATTGCAATAACGACGCCAATAGTAATTACTACCACCACTATCGTATAAAATATCGAATCATCCATATCTGTTGTTATAAATAATATATATTATAATATTGAAAGTAAAAGAGTTAAATAATATTATTATATATTAATAACGACATGGCTGGAGGATTATTATCACTTATAAGTGAAGGGCAACAATCAATTATATTGTACGGAAATCCCTCAAAAACTTTCTTCAAGAGTACATATTCTAAAATAACCAATTTCGGAATGCAAAAATTTCGCGTAGATTATGAAGGCGCGCGAACCTTGCAACTTACCGACGAATCCACGTTTACATTCAAGATACCTAGATATGCCGATTTATTGATGGATAGCTACATCTCATTAGACATGCCTAATATTTGGTCGCCGATTTATCCACCGACACCTGAAACTGGAAATAAATGGGCGCCTTATGAATTCAAATGGATAGAGAATCTGGGTGCAAAAATGATAAGCCGTATCTCTATTACATGTGGAAATCAAAAACTACAAGAATTTTCAGGCGATTATTTACAAGCACAAATTGAGCGTGATTTAAACGGAACAAAGCGTTTATTGTTCAATGCCATGAGCGGTGGAAATGAATCTATGACGGACCCAGGCAATAGTGGTTCGCGCGTCAATTCTTATCCAAATGCGTTTTATACCTCGGCAAATTCAGGACCCGAGCCTTCTATTCGCGGGCGCACTATTTACATTCCGTTGAATGCTTGGTTTTGCAATAAAACACAGCGCGCATTTCCGCTGATCGCCTTGCAATACAACGAGCTGCATATTCATATCACTTTTCGTCCGATTAATCAGTTATTTACTATTCGCGACGTGTTCGATCCGTTTTACAATTATCCATATGTTGCGCCGAATTTCAATTTAGAACATATGCAAATGTATCGGTTTGTCCAACCGCCTCCGGACGTTACATTAGCCCCTGCGGCATACATTGATAAACGTGCAGTATGGAATGCAAATATACACTTGAATTGCACGTATTGTTTTCTCTCGAATGACGAATCTAGATTATTTGCGGCGAATGAACAAAAGTATATATTTAAGCAAGTGCATGAGACTATTTTCTATAATGTAACAGGCCCCAACAAGGTTCAGCTTGATTCGCTTGGATTGGTATCAGATTATTTGTTTTATTTCCAACGAAGCGATGCAAACTTGCGTAATGAATGGAGCAATTACACGAATTGGCCGTACACCTATTTGCCGTCTGATTTGACTCTAGCCCCGACGGATGGGACATACAATGTGAAAGAATACGATCCAAGCGGGATACTCATTGATGTACCAATTGGTCCCGGTGTAAATCCTGACGGATATCAAACTGGTTTGATGTTAACTGGTGATTATAATGCTCAAAATACGCGTGCAATTTTACTACAACTTGGAATATTGTTTGATGGTGAATACAGAGAGAATATGCAGCCAGCGGGCGTATATAATTATCTTGAAAAGTATATTCGTACACCTGGATATGCGCCGTATGGGTTGTATTGTTATAGCTATAGCATGAATTCTGGTGCGTTATTTTCCGATAATCAGCCCGCGGGAGCAACCAATATGAATCGCTTTAACCAGATTGAGCTGGAGTTTAACACGACGATTCCAGTATTGGATCCGCTTGCACAAGTCCTTACTATATGCGACCCCAACTCTGGCGAGATTATTGGTATCAACAAACCAACCTGGCGAATCTATGACTACAACTTCGACTTGCATTTTTTCGAAGAGAGAATAAATATGATTACCTTTGTGGGCGGTAATTGTGGATTAATGTATGCGACATAATCGTATTTTAGTCGAAATATTCAACGACCTGTAAAAATGTTATACTATATTATTATCTTTTAATAATATAATAGCGAATGAATCACCAAAATATTTTAATCGGTGTATACGTATGTTATGTTATTATTCAAATGTATGTTATAAAAAACTATATATTAAACTGGCAGTCCTTAGTAAAAGGGACAAATGTCGACCAAATGAAATATAATTTAGAACATAAGCCTGAATTGGCAGAAGCATTTACAAAAGAAGTCGTATCTAGAATGAAAATGTTGGAGCATATGGATTACGTGGATTGGATTAATTATAACAATAAACATGCAATAATAACTCATGGAGGTTATGAATATGACATATTTATCTTTGAAAGGTCCATAAATGGAATGGAAAATTTTTTAAGTAATACTCATTATACCTTAAGAGCAAATAGAAATGTAGATATTTTAGGATTATCATATAATGATTTATTAAGACAAGCCAATTATGCTTTCTTGTTTAGTTTATTTCAACCTAATCCAGATTTTCTTGAAACTATTTATAAAGGTCCGCGATATGAAGACGACACAAACATATACGCGCATTTTATGACGGACCCTGCAACGAATCGTGCAGTAAAAACAAATGCTATAACAGGTGTATGGAAAAAGGTAATCGATAGTGAACATCAATTTGATGGTGTTATGTTTATCGGTTATAACTTAATAGATGTAGAAATGCAATATGCAAATAAATATTTTGAGTTTCTGGATATACCATTTATGGCAATAGTAAGCGTAGGAACTATAATAGCATCGCTACTTTTATACCATGCTTCCGGTGAAAATAATTTTTGGATGTCATTCTTATTTTTATCCATATTAAATATTTATTTAACAACGTTTATAGATACAAAAGAGGGCGTTACTACATTAGATGTAGAAAATAACAAGGTGAAAGATATAAATGATGGTATATTAAGTATATCATTTTTAGCGGCAGTAAATATATACATTTTACAAACATTGAAAGAAGTAAAAGACCATCGTAATTTACACAACGAATCCGCTTTTTTATTCACCCTGGCACTAGTATTATTATTATTTGCATTGTATAAAAAAACCAATTACGATAAAATAGACGATATTCGTACTCACCGAATAAAAAAACAATTAATGTATAATACATCTATATTTGTCAATTTATTTATATTGTTCAATTATTTAGTCTACGTCGCGAGAGACGGGCATATACTCAATGCTATTACTGCGTATTTAAAACACACATTGTAATAAATCGTTATGATATATCATGTTAAAATTATGATATATAATACTTTAGCCATTCACACGCGCGCGCGTTTACTCTAAATAAGCATTGGACGCCAATGGCCCATTTTCCGTAAATTGCCCAGACAAGCTGTATCTAGGGGGATAATATGGAATACTTGTTATATTCGTGGGCGGTTTATAAACTTCATCATATAAAGATTCACCTTCGTCAAATTGCGCCCTCCACATATTGACACCGGTATTATACTCTGGCGGTTGTGAAAATTTATCAGCTGGCGATATTAGTTTAGCGCGTGTTCCAACATCCGTGGTTAATTCCGA